ACTGCGTTGGCTGTGGCATTTTTAAACTGATAAGCTGGCATCGTATTCTCCTATCCTAGCGCGATTGCCATCGCGACTGCGCGGCTATCAATGTAGACAGCGTCGTTTGTTTCATCTGTCCGTACCTTTGCCCCGCCAAGTCCGAATAGTTGCAGGGTGTCAGAGCCGCTGTCTGAGGTAACATCGCTGGTGTCGCCCGTTGTGCGCTCGTCGCCCTGGATCGTTGTAAAAGCGGAACCAGCCGCGCCAGCCATAGCCGCATAGTGCTTTGCGCTGTACTCTTGGTTGCCTTGGGAATCTGTGAACTGGGTGTTGACGGGGTGCGTTGCATACTTCTCTGCATCATCGCCAGCATTAATGATTGCATTGAGATTGGTCGCGACTTGGTTGACGTTATTAATGTCCCCTGCAACCGCCGCTATATTGGCAAGATTTGTGCCCTGATTGAGGGTATTTATTTCATTGAGCTTTAAGGCGACGGCATCGACATTAGATATCGAGTTGCCGACAGCCTCAATCTCTGAGACTGACTCAAGAAGGTCATTAGCGACGGTTACTATTTTGGAAATGTCACTGGCACATTGTTGTATCGCTGATAAGTTTGAGGATGCGGCAAGGGTAGTCAGGGCGTTTATATTAGAGTTGAGTGTGGTGACTGCTCCGATTGCCCCGTTAACATTTGAGATGGCGTTGAGGTTATTTGTCTGGGCTAATACCGTGATGTCGCCTTTGATATTTTCGACTGCTTTTATTTCTGTCAGGTCGTTATCGACATTCTTTATGGCTTGCAGATCAGTGTTTACATTTGTAATTGCTGTGAGGTTCGCTGTCTGGGCAATCGTCTGAATGTCAGGTATGGCTGGAGCAACAGTTTGTGCTGCTGTCGTTATGTCAGAGGCAATTGCTCCCAACAAGTCTATGTTGTGGTCGCGTACTGTGATGGAGCCGCCAGCTCCTGATGTGGTCGCACCATAATAAAAGAGGCCAGTCTGTGGAGTAGAGTCGTTGATGACAATTGTTACCTTCGCGCCAGCAGTGCCAGCCGTCCCGGTGCGGGTGACGTTGGGTGTGTATTCTACGCCGGAGTTGTGTGTGCCATCACTTGTCTGAGAAAAAGCAAAGTTTTCTGTGTTTGATGGATCGGAAACATCAAACTCGTAAGTGAAGCCCGTCTTCATTACTAAGGATTGGTTGGCTTGACCATCAATCAAGAAGTTATTGTTGGACATTGTGACGGCGTGTTGGACCGTGCCGCCGATTTGAGAGCCGACATTGACAACATTCGATATGTTGGTTGCGACGAGCTGGACCTGTTGCAGATTTGTTATGACGGGTTGAATGGCAGTCTGTGCGTTTATAGCATTATTCGCGGCAGTCTCTGCATCCTGTTTGTACTGGAGTGCATCAGCGACATAACCCGCAAAGTTTGTGAACGTGATGGTTTGCCATCCGGTATCGGCCTGGATGAACTCGCCGACCCTGACCTGGAAGTGACCTATGTTGTTTGGATCTTCGCGAAACTGAAAGACGCTGGAGCGGAATACACCAGTGTTATCGAACAGATCTGCGAGTAGGTCGCCAATAGAACGGCCTCCGAGTTCGGCATTCTCCAGATAAGTGTCTAGAACTTGTACGCCGTTAGCGGAGCTGTCAAAGGCAAGTTGGTCGCCAGTGGGACGAGTAATCGGCATAAATTATGACCTCTTCTTTTCTTCCATCTCGTTGATGTACTCGATTAAATCGAGCAGATATCGGCGTGAGCCGATTTGGAAGTTCAATATGTCTTCCATCTTGCGGATACGAGCATTCATCTCAGCGATCTGCTTGTCGAAATCATCCCGCTGGGCTTTCATGTATTTGTTCTGTTCGGCAAGATCTGTGCTGACAGTAGTCGAAGTGTGTTCATGCAGGGCATCGATGTACTCGCGTGTCCGAGCTGGAACCACACTTTTGAATGCTTGGGCTTTTTCTAGGCTCATTGTGCTTCTCTCATTGGAATGATGTTGCCTCTCTCGACCTCTCTGCTTATCTCCTCATCTGGCTTGACCGAGGCTCCGCGCATTTTTTCCATGATCTCCATTTGCTGAGAAGGACTGGGGCCATCTCTCTGGAGTTTCTCTGGCGGTATTCTAAATCTGTCGATGTCGGAGATGCCCATTGACCGGACAGCCTCTAAGGTCATTGCTTTAAGATCGAGTTCCATGCCTAGGCCGGACTGCGATGCAACTTGGACTGCGTTCAGCCAGGACTCTGGAGAGCGAGAAGGTTCAATAGGTAGTGTGCCATCGACAACCAAGTATTCTATGTCACCTTGTAGGTCGGCATTCGAGTAGTCGAGATAACCGTCTTGGATCATAGGTTCGAGGGTTTCGTTGGACTGGTCGTTGCCCATACGGATTGATCCATTTAGGGCGATGGCATCTTGGATGTTCTCAACAGACATTCGGACGAGAGGTCGAATAGACTGCGCTGAGATGATGCGTGAGAGTACCCCTAGCCGCTGCGAACCCAGTTGTGTAAGACGTTGTACCTCGTAGGCGGTGGTTCTGTCGGAACCAGGGGATGGCATTCCTTGCTGTGCGTCACTGGCGGCTGATAGGCGTTGCTTGATTTCACTTAACGCCCCGATATCATTCCAATGCCCTCTCGTCACATCAGGAATATTGGCTATGTATACACCCTCTCCAGGTTCGTGCCCTGGAAGGGATCTAACAACGCCCCAAGGATTTCTATCGATTAGATCGCTGACAGCTACTCGCGTCGGGTCAACGAAAATCAAATTGTTCATGGCTGACTGCACATTGTCTATGCGTGATCGTAAGAGCCAGGTGGCTATGTCGTGCAGTGGTAGCAACAGGTCGTAGAGTGATTGAGCGTAGTTTTTATGGGTGTCATGGTACAGGCCGCCAATGACAACTGGGAACATACGCCCGTATGGGTTTAGCTGGCACCGGATGACCATGCTCTCGTCTATAATGGTGACGAGGAGCCATACACTATCAAGCGTTGGTAAGTTGACTTGATAGCCAGCAAGTTTGATCCATGCCTCGTCTACGACTCGCGAGTTGCCCAAAGAAAAGAATGTAGATGTTCTGCCAACAGATCGCTCATTTGGCGTTAGCGGATCGATTGATAAGCCGCGACCCTCTTCCTGATGCCAGCGGTGAGCCTCCCATGCTTGCTGATCCGTAGATTGGCGGTATCGATACTTGATATCTTGCCGTAGCTTTGGATATAGACCAGTCTGGACTAAGGCATCATAAGAGCCTGTGCTTGTGAAAACACAATACTGCATGTTTTCCCAGTCACCCCATTGGACGCGAGGATCGGGGAAGACACGGCGGGGATCAAAGTTTGATATGTCGTTTGTGTTGTTGTAAGCGTTCCAAGTAACCTTTGTTGGTGCGAAGCCATACCGGATACAATCTAGGAGATGTTGCGCTAGACGGGCTTCGCCAGCAGTTCTTCGCATGTGCTGGTGCAGGACTTGCTCTAGGATGGCGGCTGCTTTTCGCGATTTCCGGTTCAAACCCTCCAATTGGAACATGGGATTGCGACCACCAAGAGCCGCCATGAGATAGGTGAGGACTGTATCTGCAATCGCACGGGTGTCGCCTATGACCGCTTTCTCGCGGAAGCGAGTGGCTTCGGCTGGGACATAAACATCGTGGGCGCGGTCAGCAAGTTTCCAGTGGTCGTATCTGCGAGAGATACGAGAGTAGGACATCTTGACGATCTCGCGGATGTAATTAACAAGCCGAGCATTCTGATCTTCAGTTAGATCGACCGCAATGTCTTCGCTTGCCATCAGCTTTCGTGCATGAGGGGCGAGATCTACAATGACGCTGTCGTCCATAAAGGACTTCACGCTTTCTGGTTGTGCTAAAACTGCCATACTGGATTCTGTTCTTTCTACAGGTTTATGTCGTCCCGTTATTCACCAAGGGCGGTGTGATACGGACTTTGTGCGAAGGGGTTTGTTTTGCCGAAAACGGAATCTGTGTAGCCGCGATGGGATTGTATCTGCTTGAGGAGAGAGTCCTCTGCTGTGAGCGGGTCTACGCTGAAGTCACTGGCTGATTGAAGTGGTGTCCGGGCGAGAATGTCGAGGACGATTGCCAAAGCGTCTACCTGGTCGTCGTGGTTGGCGTTCGGAAACTGTTCGCATTCCTTGACGAAGTCATCTACCCAGGGAGCGTTAGTCGGAAGCATACATCTGCCTCCTTCGATGAGAGGCGTAACTGCCGATATTCTGCTGACCTTGTCGTTGACAACTTTGTAGGGAATGACCGACATGCCGCTCTGGTTCTTCAGTTCTTGCAGGGCTGTGATGCCAGAGGCTTTGTCTTCTATATATATGGCACGAAGACCCCGACCACGCCATTGTGTGTTGAGCCGGATGAGCGCACGTTTGAGTTCTGGGAAGTCGAGCCGCTCACGCATGACCTCTAAGATGTAAATGTCCCCGTCAGTTGCGAGGCCAGCGACAACAGCCGCTGAGTAGTCCGAGAGATTTGTCTTTTTAAATGCACCGTCTACGCCGATAACGATCTGCGCGAACTTGGGTAGCGAGTCAGGAGAGGAGTCATAGGTGCCCCACCAATTACTCTTTATTAAGTTGCCGCCCTCTGTGTACGGTCTTTGCTGATACTGGCATGTGAACTCGCGAGGGTCAGCTCTCTGCTCTCGCTGTAGCCATTCAAGAGGGAACCTTTCGGGCCATAGAGCGACCTCTGTTGGTAGGTTGCCTTGAGATTTCTTTTTTGTGATTGCCTCATAGCTGACATGGTGCCAGAAGCCATCCTTGTAGTCCTGGGACTCCAAGATTGTACCTGTTATGTCGCCTGGAACCCATCTCGTATGGATGACGATGGTGATTGGCTGGCGGTTGTCGCGATCTGGTTCTCTACGTCGCCATAGCGCAGAGTTCCAAAACGACCATATGGCACGGCGTTGCGTGGGACTTTCGGCTGCTTGGCGGTTAGGGTAGGGGTCATCGAGGATAAGAAGGTTTGCAGGACGACCAATTGTGTTTCCGCTCTGGCCTAGAGCGAGATATTGACCTCCTTGATCAGTGAGCCAGTCTGCCTTTGCCCCGGTCTTGGCTGATATGGAAGCGTCAGGGAAAGCAAGTTTGGTGCTGGGGTTCTCTAAATAGGCGCGAGTTTCCGCGCCGAAAGATTCGGCTAGGTCTTTTGCCGCACTGGATACCAAGATCTTAGACCAGGGAGAGCGGCAGATGCAGTAAGCAGGAAACAGCTTTGTGGCGAGAGTACTCTTGTTATGGCGAGGCGGCATGTTAACGAGGAGGTTATATACGGGTTCGCCTTTTTTATTCAGCAGCTCTCGACGCTCCAACTTGTCCAGCAGTTCGATGAAGTCGCGCTGATACTTTGGGATCTTCCATTCGGGGTGCATGAGTTGCACGAAACCAAGGAAACCCTCTTCGGCGGCACGAACTTGTAAAAGCAAGGATGCCAGTTCGGCATCTGACATCTCGCTTACAAGTTGCCCTGTCTCTGGAGCGTTTTGGTTTTTCGACATGCGTCAGGTGGCGATTGCCATTAACGAAACGATAACCACAAAACCAATGCAGAAGATTATGCCAATTTGGACGACAGATTTCTGCTTGCCAAACCACTCCTGGGCTTTGTCTAGATATTGCATCATGGTGACCTCCTTAAATGATGATGGATGACCGTGCCCTACGACGGCGTATCTGGCCGTAGGTGCTTGCGGCCTGTTGAAAATGCTCTTTTCTGCGCTCGTCAACGTCTTCTGTCGTTGCCAACATCACTTCCATCATGCGCTCCGTAATCGCCGCCTTGCGATTTTCGGGCGGGATAGACGACAGATCGATTGCTGATATGGCGCGGCCCAGCTCCTGTGGGGTGCAAGTTGTTTGGATGCGGTCCTTCTGCTTATTGACGACTTTCATTATTTGTCCTCCAGTTCTTGTATTGCAGTGAAGATTGCGTTTTGTGCCATTTGAGGCAGTACATAGGTGAGCGAAGCCGAGGGCACATCAAAATGAACGTGGTGTTTGATTGTGCCGGACGAATTTATAGTGAACCCCACCAAGACATACCCATCTATCGGGATGTGTCTTTTGATCTGTTTTGCTGTGGTCATAAGTGTGTCGCGAGTTTCTTTTCTCATTCGCTTGCGATACGTGTTCTTGTGTAATGAGAGCTTGACCACTTCGCCCATTAGAGAACTCCAAAATTTTGATAGCGCAAGAGAGCTGCTAAGTTAATGAAAAAAAAATTTTTGCGTTGGGGGAACTGGGGATTGGCCCCCCCCATGTCCGAAAATCGCGTCTTTTTGTATGGAGACTGGCCCCGATTTTTTTTATTTTTCGTCACTGTCACTGGCACCAAAATCATCTCGATGGTCAAAAACTGGCGGTTTTCTGCGGTTTTTAATATCTGGGTCCGAGATATTACCTTGCCTTTCGGCGACCATTTCTTCTAGTTCTTGCCGCGATAATCCGCTTATTCTGCGTGTAGTTTTGTCGTTTTGCTCAACGTAAGTCGTTGAAATGTCAGGAACAATTTTGTTGAGCAACAATTTGTATAGGTTGAACTGCGTAGGCGACCATTTTTTTTCGCCTATCAGCACTAAATCAACGTCTTTTTGCACGTTTGTGACTGATCTCTGAATGGATGAGCGCAAACGGGCGATTTCTCGCGGCGATAGTGTCGCCAGCTTAGATGCATTTTTTAGAGCTTTTTTCATAATTTCAGCATTTTAGCGACGATTTCCGACGCGTCGTCCTGCTCGTTTTCCGGTAATCAAAAAAATAGCGATTTGCAGCAACCTTATTCCCCGAAGGGGTAAAGGGGTCATCTTCAATTTTTTTTTAGAGGCGGCAAAATGGCTTATCCAATGCAACAATTCACCAAGCCCGAGGTTATCGAGTTCTCGCGCATGTTTTCAACAGATAGTGCCAAAGCAATCAAGGCCAGCGGATA